AAATATATGTTCCAAAAAATTCAAAATTAAGAGAGGCGTTAGGTATATAATGGCAGGAGCAACTACAGCGTCATCAGTGGCAACTACTGTTTTAACAGGCATAGGTGCAGCAACAGGAGTTGCAGCGGCAATTGACAGCACTATTAGTGCAGTCACATCTGCATTTAAAGAAATTGCACCACAACAATTTCCAATTGCCAATGCACTACACGGATATGCAACCTATGACTACGTGATCGGCATAGGATCGTTAACAGCAGAAGACTGTAACTACCCAGATTCGACATATCTTGCAGGAAAACGAGTTCCGCTAATTTGTAAATCAGCTAATGCTGATCCGAATAATCGCGTAAACACCCCGTATGGTAAGTTTGATTTTTTTGTTGAAGATTTACAATTAGATAGCCAAATAGGTTTACAGTTTGGATTTAATACAAACGTTTCGTCTATCTCTTTTAAAGTTAGAGAACCGTTTAGCATGGGCCTGTTTATGATTTCAATTCAACAAGCAGCTCAAGAACAGGGGTGGAATGCATGGCGTGATGCACCGTTTTTATTAACTATTGATTTTAGAGGTAATAAAGAAAACGGATCAATGGTTCCTATTCCTGGTTTAGAAAAACGCATACCGTTTATGTTTAATGAGATTAACATGTCAGTTGATGCAAGCGGCAGTTCATACACAGTAACTGCGCAACCGTATAACCAGCTAGGGTTAAGTGACGAACATGCAACATTAAAAACTGACGTTTCAATTAAAGGAACAACTGTACAAGAAACGTTGCAAACAGGTGAAAAAAGTTTACAAACGGTAGTTAATAAACGATTAAAAACACTACAAGATAAAAAAATTGTTTCGGTGCCGGATGAAATTTTAATTTTATTTCCGATCGATACCTCGTCCGAAGCATCAGGAGGAGGGTCAGGCAATACTGAAAATAAAGATGGTGCAACTACTGATGCAACACAGCAGGCATTGTTTGATAAAATAGGTGTTTCTCGAAACAAAGACACTCAATCATTAGAACAAGATCCTAAGAATTGTAATGATTTAGGTAAGGCAAAATTAGGCTTTGACGAAAAACGCAAAGGTGATGCACCTGTTGGAAAAGATAATGTTATCTATGATGATAAATTAAAAGTCAATGTGCGTGCGAATAATACTATCAATGCTGCAGAAAGTGATTTTAGATTTAGACAAGATACCGATATTCCAAATGCAATTAATCAAGTTATTTTACAAAGTAATTTTGTTACTGATGCATTTAATCCAGACAATCTTAGTCCAGAAGGGTACATAGGCTGGTGGAGGATTGATGTTCAAACTTATATTATTCCTAATACAGACAACATGAAATCAACTGGGTCGTATCCCAAGTTAATTGTGTATAGGGTAGTACCATACGATGTACATTCTAGCAAAATGGCTCCGCCTAATGCGCAAGTGCCGGGATTTGATAATCTAGCAATGCAAGCAGTAAAAGCATACAATTACATTTATACTGGAAAAAATGTCGATATTTTAAATTTTGATATTAAGATTAACAACGGCTTCCAAACAATCATGGCTGCTGATGGATTAGAAGACGGCGGTGATGTTAAAGATTCTGAAATTGGGAATGTTAAACCAAAAGGTGGTTCGCCGCTTGCTGAAGGGTTTGCGCCCGAACAGGAGTTAGGAGTAGGTTCAACAATTGTAAAATATATCGGAACATTAACCGGGTCTGACAAAATGGGCGGTGGTGGTACAGAAACAAAAGGCACCCGCGCTGCTAGATTTTTTATGGACTCTGTTACATCGGGGCTTGATATGTATAACATAAAATTAAAAATTGTCGGTGATCCCTATTTTGTTGTGCAAAGTGGAATGGGAAATTACACCGCAAGTTCAACACAGTACAGTAATTTAACATCTGACGGATCAGTAAACTACCAAAACGGTGAAGTTGTTATTAGCATTTTTTTTAGAACTCCAATTGACATTAATCAAACAACTGGAATGTATTCATTTGGTTCTGCGACTGCACCGCTGATGCAGTTTAACGGATTGTATAATGTTATTACTGTTAAAAGTTCGTTTAACGGCGGGCAATTTACACAAGAACTCGATGCATATAGATTACCAATGCAAGAAGGTACAAATGTTGCACCAAGTGGCACATTTAATATAGCAAATCTAGCATCAGGCGTTGTTGATGCTGCAGCAAAAATTGCAGGTGATGCAGTTGGTGCAGTAACTGACGCAGTGACTAGTGTAGTTAGCAAGGTATTATAGGTAAAGTAATGGCTGATAATAAACAAGGTGGATTCATTTCATCATCGGGATCAAAACCAGAACCAGGACCGTTCTTAGCAACGGTAGTAAGTCATCAGGATGGTACATATATGGGCATCCTTGAAGTAGAACTTGATCGACCCACTGGCGGCACGAGCAAAGAGGGAGAGTTGCACCGTGTTAATTACATGAGTCCCTTTGGTGGAATAACAAGTAAAGAATTTGTTGCTGAAGATCCGAACGATTTTAACAACACACAAAAAAGTTATGGCTTTTGGATGGTCCCACCTGATGTAGGATCAAAAGTAATTGTTTTTTTTATTAATGGTGATCCAAAATACGGTTACTGGATAGGCTGCGTGTTTGAAGAAAATAAAAATTTTATGATTCCTGGGCTTGCTGCAACAGAATATGTGCTTGATAGCAAACAGCGCAGACCAGTTGCCGAATTTAATTCTAAAGTTAACACAGCAACGTCTGATCCTTCTAAATTTAAAAAACCTGCACATCCATTTGCAGTAGTTTTAGAAAATCAAGGGAACCTTGGCGCAAACGACGGCGGTTTGTTGTATGATGACACTCGTGGAATTACGACTAGTAGTGCAAGACGCGAAACGCCTAGTATGGTGTTTGGGATTTCAACACCTGGCCCTCTTGATAAAAGATCAGGAGCAAAGACTGGACCAATTGGCAAAGATGAACACAAAATTCCAAATGCGTTTGTGAGTAGATTAGGCGGTAGTACGTTTGTTATGGACGACGGCGATGACAAGTTTCTTCGTAAGAAAAAACCCAGCGAAGCAGGTCCGGAGTATATGGCAATTGAACAAGGCGAAACCGGGGGTAATGTAACAATACCGCATAACGAACTTGTTAGAATCCGAACACGGACTGGACATCAAATCCTGTTGCATAACAGTGAAGATTTAATTTACATTACAAATTCTAGAGGAACTGCATGGATTGAAATGACCAGCAACGGAAAAATCGATATATATGCATCAGACAGCATTAGTTTTAGATCTGATGTAGATATTAACTTTAGTGCTGCTCGAGATATTAATTTACATGCAGGTGCAGATACTCCGGGTAAAACTGTTGGAAAATTTACTGCAGACACTGACGGATGGGTTAATATTACAGCTAGACGAAATGTTAAAATTACTGCAACATTTGGTGATTTAGAAATACTCGCCGATGCCGGCAGCGGTAAAATAACAGTTAAAAATAATTTAAATTTAAAAAGTACTAACCATATCGAATCTGCAACTAAAATTGATATGAACGGCGCCGCTGCAGTTGCAGCCACTAAAGCATATATTCCTATTAGGGTTCCGACGCAGGAGCCTTATAGTGGACATGAAAATTTAGATCCTACTAAAGTTATACCTGAGCAAACTAAAGCTAGTGACCCGACTGCTAGTCGAGGAAATGCAACACCGGATTTCTTTAAAAAATACACAACAAAAACAGATACTTTCGCTAAAGTTAAAGGCGAGGAGAAACAAAAATGAGCGTAAAATCAAATCTTTATCATAGGATTTCGTTACCGGCGGTTGCAATTAAAGCAACTGATATTACACCGAAGATGTATAAAGGGTTTAGCACAGTTAATACAACTACACAAAATTTTAGTTTATTTGACATAGAATTAGTTAAACAAGACTTAATAAATCATTTTTATATTAGGCAAGGCGAGCGATTAATGCAGCCGGAGTTTGGAACAATAATTTGGGACGTATTATTTGAACCAATGACAGAGCAGGTTAAAGAATTGATTTTGCAAGATGTTAATAAAATAATAAATTACGATCCGCGAATATATGCATCAGAGGTAGTAGTAACTGCGTACGAAACTGGAATACAAATAGAATGTTCATTACAATTTAATCCGTATAATATTTCTCAATCTATGAAATTACGGTTTGATCAAACAAGTGGCTTGCTAATTCAATAAAGTACACACATAATTTTATTCAATAAATACACTTATTAGGACAAACCATGAGTGCAATAGATAGACAAAATAGATTATTAGTAGCAGAAGATTGGAAGAAAATTTATCAATCTTTTAGAAACGCAGACTTTCAAAGTTATGATTTTGAGAATCTTCGTAGAACAATGATTGACTATATTCGTCAAAACTACCCGGAAGATTTTAACGATTATATTGAAAGCTCGGAGTATTTGGCACTTATCGATCTAATTGCATTTTTAGGACAAAGTGTTGCGTTCCGTGTTGATTTAAACGCCCGCGAAAACTTTTTAGAGCTAGCAGAACGTCGAGATAGTGTGTTAAGATTAGCACGTCTTATTAGTTATAATGCAAAACGAAATGTTGCTGCTCAAGGATTATTAAAATTTTCAACTGTGCAGACTAGTCAAAGTGTTATTGATAGCACTGGTCGAAATTTAGCCGGTCAGGTTATTACATGGAACGATGCTTCAAATTCGAATTGGTACGATCAGTTTATTAAAGTTATTAATGCTGCGTTAAATACATCTCAACAATTTGGTAGTCCTGTAGATAAAGCGACTGTATATGGCATCCCTTCTGAACAATACAGATTTGAAAGCGCAAATTCCGGAGTTCCTGTTTATGCGTTTTCAAAAACAATATCAGGAAGAAACACGACATTTGAAATAACAAGTACGTCGTTTAATGGGCAGAACTATATTTACGAAGAACCACCTAAAGCAGGAAATAAACTTGCTTGCATTTTTAAAAACGACGGCCGCGGCTACAGTAGCGCGGCTACTGGTTTCTTTTTAAACTTTACTCAAGGAAACCTTAGCACTGGATCGTTTACAATTTCTCAACCTAGCACAAGTGAATTAGTTGACATACAATCGCAGGGTATTAACAACAATGATGTATGGTTATATCGATTAGACAAAAATTCTGCAGAAAGTGAATTATGGACTAAAGTTCCTAATTTTGAAGGAAACAACATTATCTATAATAGTTTAAACAAAAACATTAGAAATATATATGGCGTTACTACTCGCGCAGGTGACGCAGTTAGTTTAACATTTAGCGATGGCACATTTGGTAATTTACCGTTGGGCACTTTTAGGGTGTATTATAGAATTAGTAACGGATTAAACTATAAAATTACACCGCAAGATATTCGCAATGTTTCAATTTCTATTCCGTACATGTCGGCAACTAACCAGCTCGAAACATTAACAGTTACTCTAGCGTTGGCAACTTCAGTTAGCAATGCAGATACTACTGAGTCTAATGATAGCATTAAAGCAAATGCTCCTGCAACGTACTACACACAAAATAGAATGATTACCGGTGAAGATTATAACATTAGTCCATTGGGTGTTAATCAACAAATATTAAAAGTAAAAGCAGTTAACAGATCGTCAAGTGGTATTAGTCGATATTTTGACCTCGTTGACCCTACCGGAAAATATAGCTCTACAAATTTATTTGCAGATGATGGTGTACTGTATACTGAAAGTTACCAGTCATTTGTTAAGTTTTCGTTTGCTAACAAGACTGATATCGAAGCCGTGATTTATAATACAGTAATTGATATTTTGAAAAAAATAGAATTGAGAAATTTTTATTATTCAAAATTTATTAATTTAATAACTTTGAGTTTAGATGTGTTTTGGACTACTGTTTCGACTGATTCGTCGTCATCATCTGGATTTATTAGTAACCAGTCCGATCTTCAAATTAACAAAGTTAGTTCATTTACCGCTACTGATCTTAAATATTTTTCACCGGGCGCATTAGTTAGATTCGTTGCACCTGAAGGTAAGTATTTTAATACTAATAACAAAAATGCATTAGTAATAGGAACTGGGACAGAACCTGGGTACGTTACCTATCTATGGGCAGAAGTTGTAACAGTTGCATCTGACGGAACGGCATCGGGTACAGGAATGCTACCATCTGGCATGGGTGCTATTACGCTAAGTACACCAATTCCGACTACTTCAATAGTAAGCCAAATTATTCCAAAGTTTTCGACTTCGCTTTCTCAATCAGTTATTTCGACAATGATTGATTTGATATTTTCAAATAAACCTTTCGGACTGCGATACAGTGCAGTTGTTCAGGAATGGCAAATTATTTTTGAAGTGAATTTAAACAGCAAAGGCGCGTTTAATTTAGGAAAACAAGGCGATATTTCAAATACACAACAAGATTCAAGTTGGGTGTTATTGTTTACGACCGACAATGAATCTTATAAAATAACTAGTCGCGAAACACGTTTTATTTTTGAAAGTGATAAACAACTTAGATTTTATTTTGACAGCAGTAAAAAAATATACGATACTCGATCAAACTCGTTAATTAAAGACTCTATTAAAATTTTAAATATCAATACAGTTTCAGGTAGTGCTTTGCCATTCTTAGTTGACTATAAATGGGAAATCCATTCTGAGTATATCGGGTTAGACGGTTATGTAGATAATAAAAAAATTGTAGTGTCGTTTGCAGATAGTGACGACGACGGTATTGTTGATAATCCTGAATTATTTTTAACTATTGTTGATCCGACTAACTCAACGATTGTTCTTAAAAATCGATATATTGTTGAAGAAAAATACTCAATTTCGTTAGGGCAAGACGATTTTAGATATATCAATAACGTTAATGAGATTGTTAAAATATATAATTCCGAATCCGAATTAGCTACATTGTTAGATTTTACAATTGGCCAGTATTTTTATTTTGCAGATACTGCAGTAGTAAAGCAATTGACTACTGCAAGAAAATTAGTGCCTTCTCTTATGTATAAAGTATATCAAGGCCGAGATAATCTTAAATTTCAATATATTCATAGTGCAGATTATGAGTCTCGAATTGATCCAGGAACAAGTAACATTATTGATGTATTTGTTCTTACAAAGAATTATGATACTGCATTTAGACAGTGGCTTGCTGGTGCAGCAATTGACAAACCGCTTGCCCCAGGTACTGATGAATTATACAACACCTTGGCACCGTCTTTAAATTTAATTAAAGCAGTGTCCGACGAAGTTGTATATCATCCTATACAATATAAAGTGTTGTTTGGCCCAACTGCGCCATTAGAATTGCAGGCAGTGTTTAAAATTACAAAAACTTCGGGTCAGGTCATTTCAGATAACGATATTAAATCTCAAGTGATAACTGCAATTAACGAATTTTTTGCTTTAGAAAATTGGGATTTTGGTGATACTTTTTATTTTTCAGAACTAGCAACGTATGTTATGAATAAAACATCACCTAACATTTCAAATTTTTTGATTGTACCTCGCCAACCTAATCTATCGTTTGGTAGTTTATTTGAAATTAAATCAACTAGCAACCAAATTTTTATTAATGGAGCAACAGTAACTGATATTGAAATTATTTCTGGAATTACTGCAAACCAAATTAAATCGGCAAATATTATTACTGCTGAAAATTCAGCAGATCAACAACTTATTACTAGTTCATCATACGGGAGTATCTAATGGCTGACAGCACAAATCCAATCGCAAGTGACAACCTTTCTGCAACATTTCTACCAAGATTTTATAGAACAGATGCAAATAAAAAGTTTTTACAAGCTACAGTTAATCAATTAGTCCAGCCCGGGTCTGTACAAAAAGTTAGCGGATATGTTGGTCGTCAAAATTCTAAAGCTACAACACACGATGATGTTTTTGTTGACGCAGCAAATTCTGCCAGACAGCAATATCAATTAGAACCGGGATTTGTTGTTAAAGATCCGCTTAATAATACAACATTTTTTAAAGATTATCAAGATTATATTAATCAAATTAGCGTGTTTGGCGGAAACGTTAATAACCATGCTCGATTAAATAAGCAAGAATTTTACAGCTGGGATCCCCATATTAATTGGGATAAATTTGTTAATTTTCAAAATTATTATTGGTTACCTAATGGTCCTAATACAGTTAATGTACACGGAAATATCCAAAAAGTTGAAAGTACTTACACGGTTGTTGTTGAAAACGAAGGCGATAACAACGAATATTTATTTACACCAAACGGCCTGTCAAGGAATCCAACATTAACATTGTATCGCGGTCAGACTTACAACTTTAATATTACAAGCCCAGGAAACCCGTTTAGTTTTAAAACTAAGCGATCTACTGGGTTTACTGATCGGTATCGTACTGCCGGTTTAGATTCAGCTGTGGAAGTGGGATCTATTACATTTACTGTTCCTGATACCTGCCCAGATGTTTTATATTATGTCAGTGAAACTGACATAATACTCGGCGGTGTTGTACAAATTTTAGACTTAAATGAAAACTCGTCGTTAGATATCGATACAGAATTTTTAGGTAAAAAAACTTATATATTAAAAGATGGCACACCGTTAAGCAATGGCATGAAAATTGCGTTTGTTGGGAATGTGTCGCCTGCAAAATATGCAACAGGCAAATATTATGTCGAAGGTGTTGGTACTGCAATTACATTAGTTAGCGAATCAGATTTAGAAATTCTAACTGATTATACACTTCCTGAAACTATTTTATTCGATTCAAACCCATTTGATTCGAAACCATTCAGTGATGCAATCTCTTATGCAAGCACGCCTGATTATGTTGTGATTGATCGTGCATCTAAAGATAGAAATGCATGGTCGAGGTATAATCGATGGTTTCATACAGATGTTATTGAAATTAGCGCAACTATAAATGGAATAACGCCGACTATTGATCAGTCGGCTAGGGCAGTTCGACCAATTATTGAATTTGATAATAATCTTAAACTATTTAACTTTGGAACACATGCAGTTACCGATATTGATTTAATTGACGACTTTACAACTGATGCATTTTCAATTATTGAAGGATCGGCTGGATATAATGTCGACGGTGTTAATCTCGCTAACGGCCATCGGATATTGTTTACTGCCGATACTGATAATTTTGTTAGAAATAATATATATCGTGTCGAAATTGTTAATCTTTATACAAATAATACTGACGCTGATGGTGTTCCGACTAGCAGCCAGATTCATCTTGTTTTAGACGACACTATTGAAAAATATCACTCTACCTTGATTCATTTTGGTGCAAAAAATCAAGGAAAAATGTACTGGTTTAACGGTACAGACTGGAAATTAGGACAACAGAAAACAAAATTAAATCAACAACCGTTGTTTGATATAGTCGATGATACTGGTATTAGTTTTAGTGATACAAGCAAATATTCGGGATCTACATTTTTAGGAACACCTTTATTTTCGTATAAAATTGGTAGCGGCAAAGTTGATAAGAATTTAGGTTTTGCGTTATCATATAAAAATATTAATAATATCGGTGATATTGTTTTTAATTTTTCGTTAATGACTGACAGTTTTCAGTACGAAGAAAATTCAAAAATTACAACTAAATCGACAAATGTTGGATTTCTAGTTAAAACAAATTACAATAATTCATTTTCGTATGTTAACGGATGGCAAATTTGTACATCGCCTAATACACAAGCAGCAGTGCGTGTATACAAAAATTCAACAAATTTAAATAATTTTAAAATTGATTTATATGATGATATTGCAACTCTTAATGACTTAGTAGTCCGTGTTTATGTTAACGGAATTCGACTTGATCAATCAAAATGGTCAATTGATACTGCAGTAACTACTAACAACATTCCAGTTAAAAAAACAATTGTATTGGCAAATGATTTGACACCATCTGATGTCTTATCAATAAGGACATTTTCATCACAATCAATTAACTCAAATGGGTATTATGAAATTCCGGTTAATCTTCAAAGTAATCCGTTTAACAAATTAATTTCTGAATTTACATTAGGTGAAGTGATCGATCATGTAACTTCGATTGTTGATAATTTGGATAGTTTTAAAGGAAATTTTCCAGGTGCAAGTAACATTAGAGATTTAGGGAACATATCACAATTTGGTACAAAATTTGTGCAGCATAGCGGGCCTATTGGTCTATCTCTTTATCATATCACTTCTAGCACTAAAAATATTGTTCGAGCATTAGAATATTCACGTGATCGATATAATGAATTTAAGCGTGGTTTTATTATAACAGCAACGTCATTAGGAATCCATACTGACCCTATTTCTTTTGTTAACCAAATAATGAGAGAAATTAATAAAGACATTCCGAAAAATTCTTCGTTCTATTTTAGTGACATGGTACCATATGGCGCAAGTTTAAAAACATCATTTACTGTGTTAGATTACAGAATTCAACGTTATTCGTTAGCGAATGTGTTTGATTTATCAGAATTATCAAATAAAGCAGTTGGTGTTTATTTAAACGACGAACAACTTTTACATGGCAAAGATTACACGTTTGATAGCCAAGGTTTTGTTATTATAACTGCAACTAAGCATAATGATGATGTTATAACAATATATGAATACGAGAGTACCGACGGAAACTTTGTACCTGAAACTCCGACTAAGTTAGGAATATGGCCAAAATATGAACCAAAAATTTATTTAGATACAACACTAATAACACCTTGTCTTATGATACAAGGCCATGACGGAAGCCAAATACTTGCATATGGCGATTATCGAGACAATTTAATTTTAGAGTTAGAAAAACGTATTTACAATAATATTAAGGTTAAATATGATCCTACAATTTTTGATATTGGAGATGTAGTTCCGAGTTATAATAGATCAAACGATTACAGCTTAACTGAATTTAACGAAGTACTAGCTCCGAGTTTTTATAAATGGTTAGCAAATGTCGATCAAGATTTTACAATGCCATTAAATTTTAACAACAGCAATCCGTTAACATACAACTATATCGGTCAACGTGCCTTAGACAACAGATTAGTCCCTGGGTATTGGCGAGGTGTGTATCGATGGATGTTAGACACTGATCGACCAAATCTTTGCCCATGGGAGATGCTAGGTCTATCTGAAGAACCAGCGTGGTGGGTAACTTTGTACGGACCAGCACCGTATACTGCTGACAATCTAGTAATGTGGGATGATGTCAGCAACGGCTTACTAAAAGAGCCTGGCAAGCCGGCAGTTAAACTTGAAAAATATGCAAAACCTTTTTTAATTAATCATATTCCTGTTGATAGTAGCGGAAACGTAATTAGCCCGCAAGCTTCGGGCCTAGCATTCGGTACAAACGTATACTTAACGGACACTAACTTTAAATTCGGTGACGTTAGTCCAGTCGAAAGTGCATGGCGTCGCAGCTCTTATTATCCGTTTAGTGTTCTTATTGCATCGATGTTATTAACACCTGCACGTACTATCGGTGTGTTACTTGATAGATCGCAAATTGTTCGAGATTTATCAGGCCAAATAATTTATAAAGCATCGGGTCTTAGAATTTCACCTGCGGACATTGTAATACCAAGTACATTGTCTGATAATACTAGGGTACAAACTGCAGGTTTAATTAATTACATTGTTAATTATATTTTAAGTGATACATTAAAATCTTTAACTGAATATCGATACGATCTTACAAACATTACTAGCCAGCTTTGTTATCGTGTAGGTGCATTTACTAGCAAAGAGAAATTTAATTTATTACTTGATTCGAAAAATCCAATTTCTGCAGGTAGTGTATTTGTCCCCCAAGAAGACTACGAAGTAATTTTAAATACATCGTCACCGATTAAAAAACTTAGTTATAGCGGTGTGATCATTACTAAAATTAATAATGGATTTTCAGTCAAGGGCTATAGTAAAACACAACCTTACTTTAAAGTATTTTCACCATTAAATTCAGGGAATACTGTTACAGTTGGCGGAATTTCGGAAAGTTATATGGTGTGGTCTGAATTTAATACTTACTCTAAAGATAAAGTTGTACAATTTAAAAATAATTTTTTTAGAGTTTTAGAAACGCATGACACAACTTCTGTTTTTGACGTAAAATATTATGCAAAACTGTCTTCTCTTCCGGTTGTCGGTGGCAGGTCTGCAATATTTAGAACATCGTGGAATAAAAAAGAGGTAGTTACTTATTCGTACGGATCGATATTTTTTGATATTCAAGGAGTTGTTGATTTTTTAATCGGATACGGAGAATATCTAAAAAGCCAAGGATTTATCTTCGATGAATTTAATTCTGAATTAAATCGTGTAGCAAATTGGGGAACAAGCGCACGAGAATTTCTATTTTGGACATCGCAAAACTGGTCGTCGAGCAACGATAAATGGACCGAATGGAGTCCGGGGTTATTAATTAAATTTAATTCAATTGTTCGATGGAAAGGTGAGTATTATAGAGCAATCAGAATTGTTCAACCGTCACTTGTGTTTGACCCTTCATTTTTTGAAAAATTAGACGGGCTGAGTATTGTCGGAAGTTCAGTGATTTCGTTAAGTCCTGCTGCAGAAAAAGTTGCGTTTAGCACCCATTTAAGTACAGTTGATGATATATCAAATACATTTAATGATTATGAAATATGTGGAGTCGATGGCCGTCCTGTAATGTTTAATTTTTTAAATTCATTTAGGGCCGATCAATCAGTTTCTTATTCTCCTAAAGATAATTCTGCAATTTACGGTGCAGCATTTTACCTTGTACAAACAGAACATGTAATTTTGATTAATAATTTAACAATGTTTAACGACACTATTTTTAATCCCGAAAGCGGATATAAACAAGATAGGATTAAAGTTTCGGGGTATGTTAGTTCTAATTGGAATGGATCGTTGAATGTTCCGGGTTTTATTGTTGATCAAGGTATTGTAAAAGAATGGAATGCATGGTCTGATTATGCAATCGGTGATGTAGTTAAGCACAAAGAATTTTATTATAGTGCAAATGTTGCAATTGCAGGAACTGAAAAATTTGATTCTTCGCAATGGATTAAATTGGATTCAAAACCAAAATCTGCATTACTGGCAAACTGGACTTATAAAGCAAGCCAATTTGAAGATTTTTATAGTTTAGATACCGGCACCTTTGATTCTACCCAACAAAAAATGGCGCAGCATTTGATCGGGTATCAAAAACGACAATATCTTGAAAATATTATTCAAGATGATGTAAGTGAATATAAATTTTATCAAGGTATGATTATCGAAAAAGGCACTCAGAATGTCTTTAACAAGTTATTTGATGTCCTTAGTGCAGATAATCAAGAAAGTCTAACATTTTTTGAAGAGTGGGCGATTAGGATGGGTCAATATGGTGCAAACGCAGCGTTTGAAAATATTGAAATTATTCTTAATGAAGATAAGTTTATTACTAATCCACAAGGTGTTGAATTAGTTAACTCTATAAATCCAAAAACTGATGATTTTATTATTCGACAAACACCGTCGGACCTATACATTAAACCTGTAGGGTATTCATCAAATCCGTGGCCAGTTGCTAATTCTTCTCAATTTTTAAGATCAGCCGGGCATGTTAGAGCAGACGAAGTTCAATTAACAGTAAAAGCTATCGATGACATAGCAACTGCAGCTATTAATTCTTTTACTGAAGGTGATTATGTTTGGTGTACGTTTGAAGGAATGAGCTGGAATGTGTATAGATATACCGATCCTAAAATTAAAGTTAAAAATATTGTCCAAGTTGGTCAAACTGTGGTTCTTACAATTAATCGATCGATTAGATTACCTGCAGGCTCGTATATTGGAATCAAACACCAATCAACCTTGAATGGATTTTTTAAAGTAATTTTAGCTAAATTAAACACTATTACAATCAAAGTACCAACAACAGTGGAAATTGAAGATCCAGTAGTTGACTTATCATCTACAATCTTATATACGTTTAACAGCCGTAAAGCTAGTTCGATTAATACTGCTGATGCTATTTTACCTCGACACATCGGTAACGGTGAATTATTGTGGACCGATAATTCGGAAAATAATAATTGGGCAACTTGGAAATATAATACAGTTTACCAACCGGGGCAATTTTTTAACCCAGATCCTGCGTTTAATTTAGAGTATGGTCGAGGTATTGCAACAAGCACTGCAGGTGATATTATTGCCGTGTCTACTGCTGCGGGATTCACATACATTTTTGATAGATCGAATCCTACAACTGAATGGGTTTATAGACAACAAATCTTTAAACCGTTTATCTATCCTAATGATATTGATGGAAACAATATTAACACCCAGCTTGCAAATAATGTTACGATGTCAAATGACGGCCGTTGGCTAGTTACTAGCTCACCGTTTGCATCTGCAGCATTTTCGAATTATGTTGGAGTCTTTAGTGAATTTACAGCATACTCACTTAACAACATAGTATTATATAACAATTTACATTATCAAGCAATTGTAACTACTGTTTCTGCTAAACAATACCCTTCGTTGCATCTTGATAAATGGAAAAAAGTTCCATATATTCCTGTTGATTTAGCTGCACAAACCTCGTCGCTTTTAGAACAAGGTGTTATTTCGTTATATGAAAAGGATTCAAATAACATTTACCAACTAGTTGATTCTATCGTAAGTCCGCAACCTGTTAATTTTGAACATTTTGGGTCAAACATTGCTTTTGCAGGAAATTCATTATTAATTAAAGCAGATGGCCAGGACGGTAAAACAAAGTTATATAATCTTACATATGGTACATCATTTGTTGCAACTTCGTCATTTGACCCTAACGGATCGATTGGGACTAAATTAGTTTTAACATCGATTGCAAACATTGAAGTTGGGATGGCAATTGTTGGCACAGGCTTTGTAGATGGCCAGACTGTTACTGAAATATTAGCAAATAACACAATTAATTTAAGTGCAGCACCGACTAAGGAGTTGCTAGGTACATATCAATTTACTAAAACAGAATGGAAATTTAATTTACAAAATACGCTCACTGACGATATAAGTCTTAGTCATTTCGGTGAAACTATTGTCTCAACGATCGACGGCAGGGTGTTAGCAGTGTCGGCTCCTACACCTGCAGGATCAACTGGTAATGTTTACATTTATGCAGCCGGAGGGACAGGCTTTACCTTAGTACAGACGCTCGGTACTGCTGAAAATATAAACCGATTTGGAACAGGTGTTACTATTTCAAATACAGGTACATATCTTGCAATATCGGCAATGTATAACAATGAGACTGCAATTTTACCAACTGCTGGTACAGTTTTAATTTATAAAAATAGCGGCACTGCGGGGTCCTTTGAATATTTTCAAACTTTAACTAATGTTTCTCCGGAAGCATTTCAGGCATTTGGCAGTAAACTATATTTTACAAATGATTTTACCACGCTTGTAGTTTATAGTGAAAATGCTGATAGTTACGACGATCAAACTTTTGATCTTGATACAACAACATTTGATTTACAGTCAACTTTATTTAGAGATTTAAATTTTGATTGCGGTAGAGTTGATATTTACGATCGGTACGATGCTACTTGGACATTTAGCGAAAGTATAACAACACCTGCACACATTAATGACGGCTACGGGCGTGCAATTGCAGTTAACAATCATAGCGTGTTAGTAGGTGCACCGTACTCGACTAATGGATACGAAAGGAGTGGAAACGTATATGAGTTTATCAATATTTCGAAATTAAAAAGTTGGGTTAAGATTCACGAAGAAAGCGACAAACCGGATGTATTTAAAATTAAACAAGCATTTTTATACAACACCCGCACTTTAAAATTGCTAACATATTTGGATATTCTTGATCCGATCCAGGGTAAAAATCCCGGAACTGCAGATCAAGAGGTAAAATATAGATTATACTATGATCCTGCAATTTATTCAACAGGCACTGCAGCTTCAGTTAATATCGATGAAGGAATTGCATGGACGACTGTGCAAGTTGGCCAGCTATGGTGGGATTTAACAACTGCAAAATTTATTGATAGCTACGATACTGATGTGGTGTATAGAAATAATACTTGGTGCACGCTTGCAGTTGGCGCATCGATTGACATATACGAATGGGTAGAATCAAAGTATAAACCGTCTGATTGGGATTTGCTAGCAGACACCGAAGAAGGCCTTGCACTAGATATAAGCGGGACTACTTTATACGGAGATACTGCATACAGTGTTAAAACTCGGTTTGATACAATCAGTAAAACTAAAAAATTTACTTACTATTACTGGGTCAAAAACAAAAAAACAGTTCCAGATAATAACAGTCGACGCATATCTGCATACGAAGTTTCGTCGTTAATTAGTAATCCGCGCGGGAATGGGTATAAATTTCTTGCGTTAACAGGAACAAATTCATTTAGTTTAATCAATGTCAAAGATTTATTAGATGATGATAATGTAGCGTTGTCGATTGAATATTGGACTGTAGACAAAACTGACCAAAATATTCATACAGAATGGAAATTAATTAATTCAGATTCGTCGACGTCTATTCCGGCAACTATCGAACAAAAATGGATAGATAGCTTATGTGGCAAAGATGTAAACAATCGAGATGTTCCGGACATGTCACTTCCTATTAAACTTCGATATGGAATAGAATCAAGACCTCGCCAGGGAATGTTTGTTAATCGATTCGAGGCATTGAAGCAATATATAGAACAAGTTAACATTGTACTAGGAAAAAATTTAATAGTTGATTCGTGCGATATAACCTCCTTATATTTGTATGATCAAGTACCGAATGTTATCCACGGAAAATATGATCAAATTATAGATACATATGAAGAATTACGATTTATTTTAATTAAATCTTATAAAAAACCAGAATTATTACCAATAATTGTAGACGGAAAAATTACAGGTGTAGAAATAATTGACTCGGGTCGAGGTTACCTAGTAGCTCCGACAATCGAAGTAGTCGGCAACGGGATAAATGCAGTTGTTGGAACTACTATTAATGCTGCTGGTAGAATTATTAGTTGTGAGGTTGTTAACAGTGGCGAAGGGTATAACGATAACACTACTTTGATAGTTAGAAATTATTCAGTGCTGCTTTTAACCGATTCACAATCAAATAATGTGTGGAGCATATATTCATATCAACCTGAGACACTTAGCTGGTCAAAAGTTATCTCGCAATCATACGATGTTAGAAAATACTGGAATACAGTTGATTGGTATGCATCGGGTTATAATCAATTTAATCAAATTACTCATGTTGTTGACACGTATGCTGATTTAAATTCAGTTTCTGCATTAGTCGGTGAAACTGTTAAAATTCGTACAACGAGTTCGGGTAACTGGGTACTATTAGAAAAATTTGCAAATACTGATTCGATTAACTGGACACAATCGTATAAAGTCATAGGAAGTCAAAATGGTACTATTCAATTAAGCTCGACTCTGTACAAATACACTAGCACCGATGTTGGATTTGACGGCATACGATTTGACGGTGGAGTATACGATAACAGTGCAGCAGTTGAACTTAGACTTATTTTAGACACGATTAAGAAAAATATCTTAATTAATGAGCTTAAATCGGAATACTTAAATCTATTCTTTTCGACTGTGCGGTATGTACTAAGCGAACAAGCGTATGTTGATTGGATTTTTAAAACAAGTTTTGTAAAAGCAAATCACAACGTTGGTAGTCTTCGACAACTAGTAACATATAAAAATGATAATCTTCAAAATTTTGAAGATTATGTTTCGGAAGTTAAACCGTATCGAACACAGATACGCGAATATGTTAGTGTATTTTCAAAAGTTGAAAATACACAATCTGCAATTTCTGATTTTGATTTACCGGTAGTATATAACGCAGCATCAAAACAAATTGCGCCGATTGCTACTAAACTAGTAGCAAACGATGAGTTAGTTACTAGTAATTCTGCAATTAATGAGTATCCTTGGAAATTTTGGTTAGACAACCTTGGATTTTCGATTATTTCGTTAGAAATAGTTGATTCGGGCTCAGGATATATTTCAGCACCGATTGTTACAATTTTAAACCAGCATGGTACGAGTGCAACTGCTCGAGCATTTATTACGAACGGAAAAGTTAGTCGTATCATACTATTAACTAAAGGTAAAGGGTATCGATCTGCACCGACTGTAACTTTAGACGGTGGCCTTAATATCGGAGGATCACCTGCTCGAGCAGTTGCAATTATCGGTAACAGTGTTATACGATCAAATTTAATTAAAATGAAGTTTGACCGATTAACGCAGACATATTTTATTACACAACTTCAAGAAACTGAAACATTTGTTGGATCAGGATCGCGTGCGCAATTTTCTTTAACTTGGGCACCTGACATACGAGTTGGCACGTCGACTGTTATGGTTAATGGATTAGCGGTGTTAAAAGATTCATATGTTTTAAAAATTATAAAACTAACATCACGCGGGTATACTAGCTATCAAGGCTCATTGATATTTAATACCCCGCCTGCAATTAATTCGAAAATCTCTATTACGTATTTAAAAAATTGGAATTTATTAAATGCAGCAGATCGTGCGCATTTTTATTACAATCCGACGTCGGGCCAGCTAGGAAACGATCTTGCCCAACTCATGGGCGGAATTGATTACGGCGGTGTTATTGTTAATGGGCTAGGTTTTGAATTTAATCAAGGATGGGACGGCTCACCGTATTTTTCAGATAAATGGGATAGTGTTGATCAATCATTTGATGATTATTCGGTTACTGTTGCTGCTGATACTTATACAATAACACTTCCGTATGTTCCTGCACAAGGTACATATTTAAATGTGTATCATGTTCAATCAGCAACAGAGACCTTTAATTCAAACGGCACTGATTTAATTTATTATTTTAGTAACGAAATTGCTACACCGACTGTAACTATTGTTAAATCAACAGTTACTCTTCCGAAAGTAATAGCTACTAAAAATGCCGTGGGGGTAACTACGTTATCTGTAAACACAACCGTTGGCATTGAAATAGGTGATGTTGTTTCGGACAGTAGTCAAACATTTTGGACTACTAAGGTTACAATGACACATACAAACAGTGTTACAAATGTTATCTTTGTTTCTAGCACTGAAAATATGTCAATCGACACTCCGCTTTTGTTTTCAGGAAAAGGTTTTGGCGGGATAGTAAGCGGTGTATATTATGTTAAAACTATAGTTAGTGAAACTTCGTTGACAATTAGTTCATCAATCGGCGGTGCAGTGTTTGATATTCAACCTGGGGTCGACAACACTACTGTGTCAGTTGGTGCAATGGGGATTGTATTTGGGACATTTAATTCGAATACAACAGTAGTATCGATTGATAACGATACTGATATAACATTAAACCAAATGATATATGCAGATATTGCAACTGCTACTACTATTAAATTTACACGAGTGTTAACTACAGCGAACAACATCTTTATGATTACCGATGGACAAATTGAATTAAAGGTCCCGGTAACGTTAGCAAGTGATATTATTATTTCTGGATATCGTCCTGCGATTAGATTAGACGACCCTAACTATAACACACCGTTGCAAACAAATGATAATGCAATAATGCAAACTATATCTGCATCTGGAACATCTGATATCGTTACAATACCAAATTCTTTAACTGTAGCAGACGGTGACAAGTTTATCATTCGTAAAAGTACAAGTGACGGTGCTACTGATATTAAATTTGACGATTATGATACTGCATTAAGCGGTGGCAATCTAGCATATACAACGGCATCTGGTATTGCTGCAGAAGATATTGTAGTCGACGGCGATGGATTTATAACCCCTATGACAAGTTTTGCACCGGACGAAGTTGTTCCTGGTCAGATAGTAGATGCAGTTGCTATTAAAGTATTTGACAAAGCTAGAAACAGTTCTGCAAATATTAATATCGATGCGTATATTGCAGATGGGGCATTAACACAATTTGAAATTTCTCAATTTGCTAATAGCACCGATGCAATCATAGTAAAACAATCAAATGCATTAACATCGACTGTAAAAACTGCGACTGCTGATTATGTTGTTGATTATAAAAATAGAATTATAGAATTTATAACACCTCCTACTGCAACTGATACTATTACAATAATAAGCTTTGGGTTTAGCGGTGAGCATATTTTAGATATTAATTATAAAGTCAGTGACGGAACCTTGCGTGAATTCAGTACAAATGCATTATGGGAACCGCAAGTTTCATCATTAATATACGTTAACGGAGAAGCAGTTAATGCTGAATTGTTTAAAATACCATCGTCGTCTATGATAGGTTTTAGATTAGTAGAACTTCCCAAAGTTGGTGATGTAATTAATTATGTTATTGTTGACGGCACTGAACAAACATTTTCGACTGTTAAAACTCAGAAGTTTCCTGCAACTGGTGTAATTGAGTATCCGTTGACAAATTTAGTTGGCAACTCGCTACCGCTTGAATCGAGTATGATTGTTAAAATTGGCCAAAATATTTTAAATTCACCTAATAATTCGTATTTTGAAATTAAAAATAATAAGTTAAATTATTCATTAGACAAGATAATACTTCCGCCGTACTCGGCAAATATTGAACACTTGTCAGTGTTTGCAAACGGAATACTGCTTGAAATTGGGATCGATTATATTGTTGATCTTAGTGGTATTACTATTAAAATTAATAAAAATACGTATTCAAGGTTTGTGGGTAAAACATTAACTGTTTCGGTTGCCGATGACACGGGCTATGTTTATATACCTGCAACAAGTATAACAGTCGCAACGCTTAGATTGTCACAAATTTATGATATTCCGTCAGTGATTGAAGTTACTACATTCTTTAAACACGATGTATTAGACATGCACCGATCAAATTTAACAGTTATCCCGTCGGCAACCTTTGCTTTTGACTCGCTCGAGTATTATCAATGTACTGATGTTAAGACAGGTACGATTAATTTAGACCGCGCAGTTATTGACGATCGATATGTGTGGGTTATTCATAATGGTACGCTGTTAATTCCAAGCATTGATTTTAAACTTAACGACGATAAGACCAGTGTCAGGATATTTAAATTACCAGAATTAACTGATAATATTTCACTGATAACCTTTAGTAGTAATGTTGACAGACCTGCAATTTCTTATATGCAGTTTAAAGACATGCTAAACAGAACACATTTTAAACGTTTAAATCTCAGCAAGCAAACATGGTTAGTTAAAGAGTTGTCGTTTAGAGATATAACAATAACTGTTAATGATGCTAGCAATTTTGACCAACCAACGATTTCGTTAAATAAACCTGGAATTATTGAAATTAACGGTGAACGAATTGAATTTTTTACAGTCAATGGTAATGTGTTAGGACAATTACGTAGAGGTACGTTAGGAACTGGTACTCCTAAAGTTCATCCTGTGGGCGAATTTGTTCAAGAAATTAGTGCAAGTGAAACTATACCGTACACCGACAGTGTAATTGTTGAACAACATATTTCAGATGGAACAAACATTGTTAATTTGACATTTGCACCGACAAAATCTACAGACATTTGGACTTACAGCTCAAATTTTGTTTCTTCAATTCCTCTTAGTTACGGACAGGCAAATGACATAGAAGTATTTGTGGGCGGTTATAGTAATACCGAATGGGTATCAGGTGTTAGTTATAGCATTGATGATGTGGTTATTTTTGGAAGTTATTCTTACCGTTGCAGTATTGCACACACTAGCGGACTTTCATTCGATACTGACAAATTAAATTGGGTATTTTTTATTGGGAATATTCGTTTAAAGAAAATACCGTATTCTGTTCATAATGTTAACACTCATTTAGAAAGTCCAGAGGGTGATATACAGTTTGATGCAGATTTTGCAGTTGATGGCAATTTAAAACAACTTAGATTGACAAATAAACTAGAAGTAGGTACAAGAATTACAGTAGTCAAACGGGTAGGAAAATCATGGGATAGTACAACATCGATATCAGATGAAGAAAGTAAAATTGCTAATTTTATAAAAGCAGTTCCTGGATCGTGGTACACACATGGCGCTGTTAACACAAATGTTAATTAAACTAGCAGATAATAGAACATGATAAATATACGATAAAGAGAGATCACTATGCAAAGTAAAGAGTTAACAGGGATTCATGTTGAGGGGCACCTTAAAATATTTGATCCTAATACAAAAGAAATTTTTGTGAATAAACGCAATGCAATTCATTATGAAAATATAAGCATTGCATTGGCACAAAGTTTAGCTAACAGTGGACAAGGTTTTATTTACGAGATGGGGTTTGGAAATGGCGGCACTGCTATTGACCCGACGGGAATTATCACGTACTTAACTCCGAACAGCGCAGGGTCAAATGCAAGTTTGTATAATCAAACATTTGCAAAAGTTGTTGATGATCGTTCGAGTAACAACATTGATCCTACTAGAAATTTTATAGAAACACGACATGTAACTGGTACTAATTATACAGATGTATTTGTTACGTGTTTACTAGACTATGGCGAACCTACTGGTCAGGATGCATACGATACTGCTACTGATGGTAGCAGTTTGTTTATTTTTGATGAACTTGGGTTAAAATCATATAGCACTACTGGTGATAGTATGCTAATTACTCATGTTATTTTTCACCCAGTTCAAAAATCATTGAATAGATTGATACAGATTGATTATACAGTTCGTATTCAAAGTCTTACTGGCTTAGCGGGAGTTTAAAATGTCATATCAAGTTAAATTTACTGAATTAACTAACCCTGCAAAACCAGCATTAACAGTTGACGACCAATCGCTTAATACCCAAACTAGTTTGACTTTTGTTGGGAAAAATTATGCAGGATACGGTACTGTTTTTGCAGAAAATTTTTTACATATTCTTGAAAATTTTGCAAAAAATGTTCCACCGGCAAATCCTATCGAAGGACAGCTATGGTATGATAATTCTGCAGGTATTAATCTTCTTAAAGTGTACGACGGTACTACCTGGTCGCCTGCCGGGTCTGTAAAAAAAGCAACAACTGCACCATTAGTTGCAAATAGTAACAGTGGTGATTTATGGGTCGATACTGTTAATCAACAATTGTATATATTTTCAGGATCGACATGGTTATTAGTTGGACCCCAGTTTAGCGCAGGGTTAAAAACAGGTCCCGATATTGAAATTATTACAGACATTAACAACAATGAATATTCGGTAATAACGCTGTTTTCACAAAATAATCGAATTGCAATTGTAAGTAAAACTTCTTTTACACCAAAAACCGTAATTATTGGATTTCCGATTATTAATCAAGGGATTAACCTAAGCACAGTTGATAGTGATTCGCTAATAACACCGACAAAATTTTGGGGAACATCAACTAATGCAGACGCATTGATAGTTAATAATGTATCAGTTAAGTCTACAAACTTTGTGAGGACTGATGTTACTACTCCTCTTGACGTTCCTCTTAGTGTCAGGGCAGACGCAGGTATTAGTCTAGGTAGTGATTTAAGTTTTAATATTTCGAATGACACTACTAGTACTAGTTTATTTTCAAAAACGTCCGGAAAAAGTATTGATATTAGGGTTAATGATAATTCAGTAGTTACAACTGCAATGTATATAAAATCAAATACATACATCGGAGTAGGACCAAATAATAACGATCCACAGGAAGTGTTAGACGTTATCGGAAACATTGCAGTTAGCAGTAATATTATTGTTTCAGGGACTACTGATGCAACTTCAACAGGTACTGGCAGTATTATAACAGCAGGCGGCTTGTCGGTTGCAAAACAATCGAGATTTAATGGATCGGTTACTTTTTCCGGTAATGTAATTCTTAATAATTTAAATTCTAATAATGATCCAATTGGCGGTAGCGTAATCCTTCCGGGGTATACTAATTCAGCATCACTTTTGCCCTTATACGATATCGGCTCTGCAACTCGTAAATTTAGAAACATCTACGCACAATCAGTCGGTGATGCAACATCTACATTTCAAGGAACATTTACTGGAAATTTTTTAGGATCACTTAGTGGAACCGCAAGCGCACTGGCAAGTCCAACAGTTTTTAATTTAACAGGCGACGTAGAAAGTAACAGCATTAGTTTTAACGGCCAATCGCAAACAGGGACTGAAACATTTGTTACTACAATCAGCCAATCTATTATTACTGAAAAAGACTTGGTGTCTACAACCTCGTTGACCGACCAGCTTTTAATATATCGAAGCGGTACAAATGGCGGGCTGAAGCGAACAACTAAATCAGCATTATTATCGCAAGTTCCGTTTGTTCCGGTTGGTGCAATTTTTCCATTTGCCGGTGATACTATTCCAGCAGGTTATTTGTTGTGTGACGGCAGCGAAGTAAAGCAATCAACATACATTGAATTATTTAATGTGATTGGCATCAAATATCGCGATATTACTTTATTATTAGGTGCAGGTACGTTTGCATTACCTGATCTAAGAGGTCGTTTCCCTTTAGGGCGTGACAACATGGATAATAATTTAACTGTAACCACTGGCGACGGTACAGAAATTAATGCAGGCGGTCGACGAAATGGCGGTTTTAATTCATCTGATTCGGCAAATCGAGTATCAGACGCATCGGCAGATATAACAGGTGCAGGATCTGGTGCTGATTCGAGGTCGTTATCGATTTCAAATCTTCCTGAACATGGTCACAAATTATCAAACGACACTGCTGACTATTATGCAGGTAGTATTGCAGGTGGGTCACTTACTGATGTAAATGGTGTTGTTGGCGCAAGTTTTGCAGCAGGTGCTGCAGGGCGCGGCGTTAGCCGTACAGGTGGAGTTGATACGCCTTCGTTAGGTACATCTTTTACTACGATGAATCCATATCAAACTATTAATTATATAATTTTTACTGGTGTATTATAATGAGTTACATTTTAAATAAGACCGATGGGTCAAAAATAACAGAGATTATCGACGGGGTAATTGATCAGACAACAACAGATTTGACATTAATTGGTAAAAATTTTAGCTCGTATGGAGAATTTTTAAATGAAAATTTTATTCATTTATTAGAGAATTTTTCAAGTACTGCGCAGCCTAATAAACCAATTACTGGGCAGCTTTGGTTTGACCTAACTGATAACCGATTAAAAGTGTATGACGGGTTGACTTTTAGAGTTAGCGGTGGCGCGTTTTATCAAAATACCCCACCGAGTTCGATATCTGCAGGCGATTTTTGGATCGACAGTGTCCGCCAACAGCTTTATTTTTACAATGGTATTTCGCCGGTATTAATCGGACCGCAATATAACGCACAACAAGGTACCTCAGGATTTAAAACTGTTGATGTGCTGGACACTAGTAACATTAATCATACTATATTATTATTGTATATTTCGACTTCGTTAATTGGTATATTTAGTAAAACTATGTTTACTCCTGCTGTTAATATTTCGGGATATTCCGGAATTATTAAAATTGGTTTTAACGCAAGCGATTATGCAGGTATTAAATTTAACACTACTGCAACTCGTGCAGAATCATTAGTCGACTCGTCGGGCACAGTAGTAACTGCTGATGCATTTGTTGCAAATAACGCAGATTCGGCAATTGTTGGCACATTGTCTATACAAAAAAGAACCCCGTTAATTTTAGGGACAAATAGTAATACTGAAATTGTAGTTGATGATTTAATATGTAAAATTAATTCAAATTCAGCTGATCAAAATTTTCAAATTAATGTGTTACATAATAATCAATTATTACCTAGCATACATGTTAACACTGTTAATCAAAGAGTGGGCATATTTAAAAATAATCCCACAGCAACATTGGATGTTAATGGAGATGTTGTTATTCAAGGAAGTTTAAACGTTATCGGTGCATTGACATCGATCAACACTACTAATTTAGAAATTTCAGATAAGGTTATTTTGTTAGCAAAAACTATAACTCCTACTAACAACACTGCAGATGGATCTGGGATTAGTATTGCTGCAGGTACTGATATCGATAAAACGTTAACTTGGGACTTACTATCATTAAGTTGGACCTCGTCGGAATCGTTTAATCTAGTTACGGGTAAAACATATAAAATTAACAACACTGCAGTATTAACTTCTTCTGCATTAGGATTGACAATTACATCGGCGCCTGGTCTTTCTAGTATAGGTACGCTAACTTCGTTACAAGTTGACAATTTAAATGTCAACGATACGACAATTAGTTATGTTAATAATTCTCAAGCCAACGGCACTATTATATTAGAACCAAAAGGTACAGGCACTGTGGATGTGAGTAGTAAAAAAATTACAAATCTTGCAACTCCTACAGATGATAATGACGCAGTTAATTTTCTTACATTATATAATACAGTTAAACAACAAGCGTTAGTAGTTTCATTGGATACTACTGGCCTAACAATTCTTCAAATTGCTTCGATATATTTAAATAAATTATTTCCGCCTGCAGAGCATTCGGTTGCAGGTGTTAATGGTCCAATTTGCCGAGCATGTTGCACAGAAAGTGGAGTACTAACAATCCGAGCCTATGAATTGCGTAGTGGCGTTTGGGTTTATCAAAACGATCTATAACATATAAATACTAGATACTGAGGAATAACTGAGATGTCATATATCATCAACAATTATAATAGAGAACAAGTTGCAATAGTAGAAGACGGTACAATAAACACTAGTTTAGATATTAAACTAATCGGTAAAAATTATGCAGGTTACGGCGAAGCTCAAAATGAAAATTTTGTATGGCTACTTGAAAATTTTGCAAATTCGACAGCACCTTCGAGGGCAGTTACTGGCCAGCTATGGTTTGACACTGCGACAAAGAAATTAAAATTTTTTGATAGCGTGCGGTGGCGTATTGCGGGCGGATCAGAAGTTAGTAATATATCTCCTGCAAATTTAACCGAGGGCGATTTGTGGTGGGACTCGATCAATAAACAATTAAAAGCATATGATGGTTCTAGTTTTGTTTTAGTTGGACCACAAGGTACCGGTTCACATTTAACTCAAATGCGTTCACGAACAGTAACTGCTACTATCGGAACCGGCGGAGCGACCCATGCAATAATCGAAGCAATTGTAAATGATGCAACGATTTTTGTTATTAGTGCCGACGATGCGTATGAATTAGATTCAAATAGTAGTATTACCGGATTTACCGTTATTAGACAGGGTATAACTTTATACAATACTCATACTGATACATTTCCAGGGCAAACACAGAGTTCTCATAGATTTTGGGGAACTGCAACTAATGCAGACAGATTAGGCGGATATGTTGCGGGTGATTTCGTGTTAAATAGTGATTTGGAATTTGATACTTTAGTTAAATTTGGTGATGTTGGTTTTTCTGTTGGGTTACCGAATCAACGGTTGTGGGTTTATAACGACAGCAGCTTAGTTCCGACTATTCACAACAAGTTAAGTGATACTATAGTATTTAAAACAACAACAGGTGTTACTACAAATACCCCGTTAAAGTTAGTTGGTTTAGACTTACTTCCTGGCATTCATCTTACATCAAACATTGGCTCTTCAACTTTAAAATATAATCGAATATTTGCAGATTCAATGTCCGGAACTGCTGATCAAGCAAATTCCCTAAACGTAGGCGGAACTTTCCGAATAGCAAGTACTGCTGCATCATCAGGTACAATTGTTGCAAGAACATCAGCAGATGAAACAATTAGTGGTGTTAATATAACTGCAGGATCTATTAAGGCAAACTTTTTTGTAGGAACTGCAACTGCTGCGTATTATGCTGACTTAGCGGAAAAATATCTAGCAGATGAAGATTATGAAGTTGGCACCGTAGTTAAAGTCGGAGGCGATAAAGAAGTCACTGCTGCAACATTTGGTTCTAGACCACTAGGAACGATATCCGAAAATCCTGCATATATGATGAATACTGGATTAGTAGGTGGAACATATATTGCATTAAAAGGCAGAGTGCCAGTTAAGGTAACAGGCGCTGTTAACAAAGGAGATTATTTAATTGCATCGACAATTCCTGGTGTTGCAGAATCGACTACTTATGTTTCGGCACACACTAATTTTATATTTGCAATTGCGCTTGAATCTAGTGAAGACTTAGAAGTTAAAATTGTCGAAGCAGTAATACTATAAGAGGATTTACATGTCTGGTCAAAATACCCCGGTTGTTCATAACGATTATAATGTTATCCAGTCAAAAATTTCTCAGATTTTAGGAACAGGTGAAGATACCTACGGTTACGGCCAAAACGTATACAGTAGTCAAATTTTACCACGCACGACAATTCTTGCCAATGATTGGAATAATCTTAGACTTGATTTGTTAAAAATTCGCCAACATCAAACAGGTGTTAACGAATCGGCTAGTATTCCGCTGTTAACACCTGCGTCAACTACAGTAGTAAACAATTACTTTCTAACATTATCATCAGTGTTAACTGCTGCAGAAACTAATCGGCTTATTACCCCGCCTAGTTCGCAAGCGACACGAGAAAATTTAGTAGTTGGTACGCGCACGTCGGCGTGGAACGGCGTTGCTACCCACTTAATAGTAGTTACATTTAGTAGTGTATCTGCAGCAAGGTGGTATTTTAATACCGGAAGTACCTTTGAGTTTACTTCTTCTCGTACTAGCGGTACTGCAGATATTAAGAATGCGTCGTGGACAAATCTTTTAAGTTCTATAGGTACCGTAACCTTTAATCATGTCATAACTGCAGTAACTGGTGCAGGTACCGGATCGGCAATCGGATATTTGACATTAACTGCATCTAACCAAGTAATTTTTCAATCGGTTACTACTGACTCTTACACTCCTAATGATTACAGAATTCTTGCAAAAACCGGAACATCGCGTGCTCAAATAATTTTTACTATTGAGTTTCGCGATTTATCGACTATCGGCGGAGATGTTAACATTGACGGCACGTTAACTAGTATATTAAAATCGTATCATGCATCTGGATCGAATGTAGAAGTACCGATTCCTGCAGCTAAAAGTGCGCTAGTAGACGGAGCAGTAGCCGACGGGAACGATATAACTGCAACAATTTCAGCACCGGCTCTGGGGTCATCGGTTATTATTGCTGTCCCGCTAGTTGAACCTACTCCTACATATAGTTTCGAATCAATTTCGCCACTAGTAATAACTGAAGGTAGTGTACCGGTTAATTTTACAATTGCTACAACGTTTGTTTACAACGGTACAGTTTTATACTGGACAACTACTGGTGCAAACATAACACCTGAGGATTTTTCTGATTACGCTACAAATTTATTAATGCGCGGCACTGTTCAGATTGACAATCAAGGAAAAGGGTATATTAGCCGTTCTGCAAGAATAGATGGTACGATTCCAGAAGGAACTGAAAAATTTCGAATTAAATTATATAGTAACGGATACCCTGATGACGTTAATGTTAACAGTAAGTTTCTTATTGAAAGCCAGGATATAGCTATTACTGATGCATTTTTACCGACGTTTAATATTGAACCAATACCGACTATAATATCAGAAGGGCAAACACCGGTAACTTTTAAAATTACTTCTACAAATGCCCCTGTTGGTACCAGATTGTACTGGACAACTGAAGGTGCAGGTATTACCTTTGAAGATTTTACTGATTATCAAACTAATCCAGATATGCAAGGGTATTTTGATCTTAATGCATTGGGAAGTTATGAATTATTGAGAACTGCACGACTTGATACTGTAGTTGAAAGTAAAGAATATTTTCGGATTAATTTATATACTGGTGGGTATCCGGCTGCATCGACAAGTAAATTGGTAAAAACTAGTACTGATGTTCAAATTATTAATTTAACTGCTGATCCGGTTATTACTAGTAACTATACAATAAGTGCAGCTCCTTCTAAATTAATCGAAGGAGATACTGTTACATTTAGCATAGATGGCGGTACATCTGCAGCCGGAGTCCGAGTTTATTGGACCACTGAATCATATGGTACTGGATTAACTAAAGAAGACTTCTTTGACTATGCAACAAATCCACTCATGCGCGGCACCGTTGTTCTTAATTCAAACGGTACTTATGATTTAACTCGAACAATTAATACTGACAAATCATTAGAAGGTGATGAATATTTTCGAATTAAGTTATATACTGGAGGATTCCCAGACGAAGCAGTTTCGACTAGTAAACTTGAACAGAACAGTCCTTATGTTACAATTTCTGACCCACCGCCTACTGCTCCGATCGATACTACGGTGCCTGCTAGTGTTTATACTGTTATCGCAGATCCGTTAGTTGTGGCGGAGACTAAAATTGTAACTTTTACAATTAATGGCGGTACATCTGCAGCCGGAAATAAGTTATACTGGAAAACAGACGCATTCGGTACAGGAATTTCTAATGAAGATTTTTCTGATTATGCTACAAATCCGTTAATGCGAGGGTCATTTAATCTCAATTCGTCTGGAGTTTACAGTTTTGAACGCACGATTAGACAAGACAATGTATACGAAGATGCAGAGTATTTTCAAATTAAATTTTATTCCGGAGGGTATCCGGGAGAAGTTAACAGTAAATTTGAACAAAATAGCCCATTTATTAAAATCGAGGCAAATTTACCTGTTAATTCACAACCGAACCCGACTGCTACTTATTCAATTGTACCGTTTCCAGATGAATCTGTTAGTTCAATAACAGAGGGCGCGAATGGTATTTCTTTTAAAGTTTCAACAGAAAATGTTCCAGTGGATACTGTATTATACTGGACTACTGTGTCAGTGTCTAGCGATATTAATGAAGTAACTGCTGCTGACTTTACAGATTACGATACGAATCCAGATATGCGCGGTAGGGTGTATATCGGACCAACGGGCGAAGCGTTAGATTTAATCGTCAGAGCTGCCCAATTTGATAAAAACGTTGAAAATAAAAAATTTGCGATTGCATTGCGAACTAATCGATATTCGGGTGATGTAGTTAAAACAAGTAAAACTATTTCGATACTAGATTCAGCAAGCACGTTCAGTATTACGCCTGATGCAAATATCGTCGGTGAGGGCATTAGCCAAGTTAATTATACAGTGCATACAACTGGTATTCCGAATGGGACCGTATTATACTGGACAACAAAATTATATGAAACAAATGGTGTCGAAGCAGCTGATTTTATTGATTACCTTACTAACCCTGACATGCGCGGAACAGTAACAGTTGATAGTACTCAACCTGATCCTAAAATTGTCAGAGCATTACGTGCTGATCAAAAATCTGAAGACACTGAAGTATTTGCAATTGAATTACGAACTAAAAGTTATACTGGACAGGTAGTTGCATCTAGTCTCGGAGATAACAACGAAGAACCGCCTACTACTGTATTAGATTTGTCACAAGATCCGGACTATTCGTTGACTGCATCGGCAGTTACTATACCGTCAGCATCGATTAATGAAACAACAAATAGATTAATTTTAGTAACGTTTACTAATATCGGAGTACCGATCGGAACAAAATTATATTATTCGTTAGCTACTGGACCAGGAAAAATTTCGTTTGCAGATATAACTAAAGTTAGCGGACCAGCGTTAAACGAAACAGAACAATCTTTTATCGTCAGCGGCCCAACAATGACATGGCAATGGCAAGTAGTTGAAGATCATGTGTCCGAGACCACCGAAACTTTTACTATGCAAATACGAAGCGGGTCAAAAACTGGACAGCTACGTGCGTCTAATCCAGCGTTGATAGTATTAGATACTTCTAAAACTCCTAGTTATACAATTTCTGCAACACCGTTAATTATTAATGAAACTACTAATACTACGATTACTGTTACTGTGAATATTTTAAATGGTGTCGACGGTGCTGTGTTGTATATGGGCATAGGCGGAGGTAGTGCAGGATGGAGTGATTTTGAATCAGCATCGTTTCCGACCCTAGGACTTAATCATGAATTTACAGTTAGTGGATCGACTATGACGTTTGCATTTAACGTATTAACTGACCATCTTACTGAGGGCACTGAACTCTTTACTTTTGATTTAGCTAGCGAATATCCAGTTGCAGGGCATATTATAACATCGTCGCAACTGATAACAATTAACGACACATCTAAAGATTATCCAACGTATGCAATTCTAGGAACAACTGGAATTGCAGCATCACCTAATATAGTCGACGAAGCGACTACTACTGCACATACAACTACGACTGTTGTTCGCGAACAAATATGGAACATGAAAACCGCCGGTCCGGATCTTGCAGGCACAGTAGTTAAAGGATTGACAGGAGATGTGTGGGGCAAATGGATGAATGCAAATGCAGTCTATTATAAGGTATCCGGTATGAAAGTATCATGGCGTGTTAACTTCCCTCATACCGGTGAGTATATTTTCCAACATGGTTCTGACCAAAAGGGAATATTTTGGCTTGACACTGCTCAAATAGCATCTACTGGATTTTCATATGGGTCCGGTGTTCAGACTAGTGTTAATGCGTCAGCAGGTATGCACACTGTTACTGTTCAGTTTACAGGTGACGGCAACGGGAGTGACGGGGTTGCGCTTGTTATTTTTGATACTACATCCTCTTCTTCTACATACACTACTACACAACCGACAGTTACTTTTAATGTTGCAACTACTAATGTCGAAATGGACACATTGTTATATTGGAAAATTGTTAATGAGTTGGGCTTGGACATTAACGTATCGGATTTTTCTGGGCTTACATCTTTAGATGACACGGTTACTATTGACAGTTTAGGTAACGGATTAATAATTTTACCAATTGCAGAAGATAAAGACACTGAAGGACCTGAAAGTTTTAAAGTCGAATTATACACTGATAGTATGTACACTAACAAAGTTAGAACTAGTAATACTATTACAATTAGCGACACGTCAAAAACTCCGGCAGGGGCACAAGTATTTGCCCAGCCTAATCAATATAGTTGGACCGTACCGCGCGGTATTACTTCGATTCAAATAACAGTAGATGGCGCAGGTGGCGGATCGGGCGGAAAAGATGATAATAAAGCAGGTCATGGCGGGTATTCAGGTGCTCGTGTGTCAGGTACACTAGCTGTTACTCCAAGCGAAGTTTTAACAATTGGAGTTGGCGGTGGTGGAAATTTTGGTTCTAATCAAGTAACAAACAAAGGAGCCGGAGTTGGCGGACTTGGCGCAGGCGGGTTGTATGCAGGCGGGATAGGCGGCAATGCTGGACCGACAGGCAGTTCTGGAGCAGGTGGCGGTGGTGGCGCAGCATCGTTTATATTAAGAGACGGTGTACCTATTGTAGTTGCTGCAGGCGGTGGCGGTGGCGGCGGCGCTGGATTAAAAGGTGTCGGGCTTGATTCAATCGTACCTGCAGTATATTCTGCTAGTGTAAATGGCGGCCCTGGACCATTTAGAATAGGCGATGGTGGTGGACCAGGTGGCGGTGGCGCCGGCCACCCATTCGGTGGCATGGGTGGTACGTATAATAGTGGTGACACTGGCGCATATTCTGGACAAACTGGACAATCGCTTGTTCCGGGCGGATGCATTGCTGCAGTTGCGACAAACGGTGGTACGTATCATTTTCCTGGCGGTACCGGAAGCATTACATTAAAATGGGGATAACGATATCAAAATCGTTAAATACATACATTAAAAACATTAATTAAAGAATATAGGAAAGTAAATGGCCGGAGTAGGAACTAACATAACAGCAGCTGATTATAATGCTATTCAAACTAAAATATCAGATGTCATGGCAACGGGAGCAGGAAATTACGGGTATGGCCAAGCTATCAATAGTAGTCAGGTTTCTACATCGTTAATTGCTACTGTTACCCAATGGAACAATTTAAGAGCTGATTTGCTACGAGCAAGACAACACCAAACTGGAGTAGATGAAAGCACTAATCTTACAGCAGCTACAACTAGTACAAAAATTTCCGAAACGATTCGTACTCAGTACGATACGTTTGCTAATACCGTAGCTACAAATAGGAATGTAGTACCGCCAACAGGGCAAGGTTCGCGACTATCGTTATCTGCGTTGACTAGAACTACTGCATGGAATACGTTAATCACACACACTATTACATTAACATTTGCAAGTTTAAATGCAGCAAGGTGGTATTTTAATGCAGGCGGCGTGATTGAATTTACAGCAAGTTTACCTGATGACGGCACAACTGCTACAAAAAATAATTCTTGGTACTTATTATTGCGCAATATGGGTAAAATCTCTTTTGTATTAGCGTCGACATTTGCATCAGGGTCCGGAACCGGATCAAATATAGGTTACTCTTCATTGACATCGACGGATCAGCTAGTTTTTCAAAAAACTACAGAAGCTCCGACGTATAATCCTAACGCATACAGAATATATGCAAGAACCGGATCGAGTACAGCTCAGATAATATTTACAATTCAGTTTAACGATAGCTATGCGCCCGGAGGGTACGGAATCGACGAAAATGTCACTGGTGTCATATCAAGTACAGTCGAAGGGTATTATGCATCTGGAACAAATGTTTCAGTTACTGCACCGTCTGCAACGGCATCATTCCCGTAAATCAATATTTGTCTATTTGTATCTCCTTAAATGCTAATTAAAATTAGTAGATTTAAGGAGATACAATGGACACCCGAATAGAAACCGCATTTGAAGTTGCAAATTATATGGCAACTTTATCCAATCAACGCCGCATTATCTTAGAAGAATTTGATCAGCAGTTAGTATATTATACTAATGGTGCAACTTTTAAGATTGGACCAGAATTAATTAGTATTATCAAAACTATGTTAGATTTAGGACATACTACTGATATTGCAATTGTAGATACTAACAATTTACCTGTAATAATTTCTGATTTGCAATCATTTTTTGATGATATTTTTTCAATATATTTTGAAGCAGTAAACGATTATGCAGCAAAATTTAGTGATATATCATCGAAACGAAAACTTAAAGATATGGTCGAATTATGACTACCGGTGCTTTGATATTTGCACAAAATAACACTGATATAGATTATGTTAAAATGGCAATTTTTTGCGCAGCGCGTGTTCGATTATATTTAAATATCCCAGTGTCGATCGTGACTGATTCTAAAAATTGGTTAGAAACTTCGTATCCTGATCATAATTTTGATCAAATAATTGAAATCGACCAAAGTACTGAACAAAAGAGAGTTATGTTCGATGGCACACTGTCATCTATTTTATCAGAATGGAAAAATTTTTCAAGATACCTGGCTTACGAGTTAACACCGTACGACACTACTATAGTGTTAGACTGCGATTATATATTAAATTCGCCAATACTAAACATGTCTTTAGACCAAGATTACGATTTTCAAATTTATAAAAAAAGTTTTGATCTTGCAGAATGGCGACCAACATTTGAATTTGAAAGGATTAATCAATATTCTATTCCATTTTATTGGGCAACTGTGTTTGTGTTTAAAAAATCAGCAATTATTGAGTCTTTTTTTAATTTAATTTTTTATATTAGAGAAAATTGGGAATATTTTAGAGTGTTGTACAGCATTGAAACTAAGTTATTTAGAAACGATTTTGCATTTAGCATTGCAATTCATATAATGAACGGTAAGACTAATGGAGAGTTCGCAGTTGAATTACCGGGAACAATGACATATATTACAGATAAAGATCTATTAATTAATGCAAAAGATAACAAAATGCAATTTTTAGTAGAAAAAGAGAATTGTCTAGGTGAATATATAGCTGCAAAAACAACTGGTATTGATGTACATGTAATGAATAAGATAAGTCTAAATCGATATATTGATGAGGTGAGTAATGTCTAAAGGATTTTTAGTAGTTGCACAAAATACACCATCGGTTGATTATATCAAGCAGGCGTATGCACTTGCACTATCGATAAAATTTAGTCAAAATACGTATAATAAGATATCAATAATGACTAATGATTTAGTTAGCGATGAGTATAGCGCAGTCTTTGATAAAATTATAGCAATACCGTGGAATGATGCTGCAGTAGACTCAGAGTGGAAGGTTGAAAATAGATGGAAGGTTTTTCATATTACTCCGTATGATGAAACAATTGTGTTAGACGCTGATATGTTGCTATTAGAAGACATTAGTAAATGGTGGCAATACTGTAGTAACTATGATCTTAAATTTTGTTCAAGAATTAAAAATTATAAACTCGAACCAGTAATTGATAATGTATATAGAAATGCGTTTTCTTATAATCACCTTCAAAACCCATATTCGGCATTGCACTATTTTAAAAAGTCAGACAGCGCATACACTTTTTATAAAGTTCTCGAATTTGTTTGTTATAATTGGGAATGGGCATGGACAACAGTTGCTCCGGCATACTATCAAAAATGGTTAAGTATAGATCTTGCGGTTGCTGTTGCAATCGAACTACTAGGTTTACAAGAAACTGCAGTAGATCGAATTTCACCGTTGGAATTTATTCATATGAAACCTGCATTGCAAGGATGGCACGAGACTCCGGAAAAATGGCAAGATGTAGTTCCTGCAATGTTAAATTCAAAAGGTGACCTAGTAGTTGGCAATATTAAACAATCAAAATTATTTCATTATGTTGAAAAAGATTTTATAAATGACAAATTATTAACACAACTAAAAGAGTTAGCACATGGCAAAACGTAAATCTAAATCTAAAAAAACCAACGCCGCATTGATGCCCGTTGATCCAAAATACTATGTATATTATGATGATGCCGGCTGCATATTTTTAGTATCAAATGAGTTTACTACTGCGTTTGATAATTTTTTAGAAATAAATTACGACGAGTACTACACACTAGTATCCGGAATCGAACCGTTATCTAATTATAGAGTTGGTTATAAAGACAGTGATAAAATTTCATTATATTCGTTACTTAATCCGACGATTTCATTTAAAAATGATTTATTGGCCTGGGTATGTGACTCACCTGATAGTGATACTAGATTGATCGTCGAATGGAATAACAAAATCAAATATTGGGTATTTAATGTAGCAGAAGAAGGTCGACCGTTCGTGCAATCATATTCGCAGGTATTAGTGTTTTTTGTTACATTAGAAAATGATTTTGATTTTTTAATACGAACAATAAAAATTAAACCAGCAGATCTGTTAGCGTCTTCTGTTTATATCCCATTTGAAAGCAAGTTCGAAACAAATATTGATAAAATAACATTGATAACAAGTAAAGTGTTAAAATCATACGGATTAGTAATTACCCATGAGTAATATTATAAAAATTATTGAACAAGATGTTATATTCTTAAGTTACGATGAACCAAATGCTGAAAAAAATTATGCCGATTTACTTAAAAAAATTCCGTGGGCTAAACGGGTTCACGGTGTAAAAGGCAGCGACGCTGCCCATAAAGCATGCGCAGCGTTAAGTGACACTGAATACTTTGTAACCGTTGATGCTGATAACATCATTGATCCTGCATTTTTAAGATTAGAAATTGATTTAGATAAATTAGGATTAACATCTGAACACGTATTTAGTTGGTGCGGGAAAATTCATGTTAACGGGTTAATGTATGGTAATGGCGGGTTAAAAATGTGGACTCGCAAATTTGTTAATGAGATGCAAACACACGAAAATGCAGATCCTAATGATATTAAAAGTAAAGTTGAATTTTGTTTTGACGATCGTTATTATCAGTTTCCTGAAAACTATTCTGTTAGTTATACGAATGCAACTCCGTTTCAAGCATGGCGAGCAGGATTTCGCGAAGGTGTTAAAATGTGTCTTGATCAAGGTGCAAAAGTTAATGATCTTACTACAGTGTGGTGGCAAAACTATCATAGATTGCTAGTGTGGTGTAATGTCGGTAACGATGTTGAAAACGGTGAATGGTCGATTATAGGTGCAAGGGAAGGTTGTTTACTAACAGCTAACTCAACGTGGGATTATGCAAATGTTAGAGATTTCGAATGGTTAACAACTTACTGGGAAGACACCTATAAAGATTGGAGGAATGTGCAAATTTGCAAACGTCGAGAACTGCTTGGTGACGAAATACGAGAAAAATTAGGATTACCAGTTTCGTATCTTGACAGCGAAGGTAGTAAATTTTTTAAAACAGTCTACAATAATTCGCCACGTTATAGGATCAAACACTAATGTACGATATATTTTTTATTTCAGATGATTCAAAATATGCTACTAATAAATTTGCACAATTAAAGTTAAAATACCCGTTAGCAAAACGTGCAGCTTCTATTAATACAGCACAACAACACTCGTTTACTAAATTTCTCTGGATTGTATATTCGGACCTTACAATCTTAGATACATTTTCCTTTGATTATACAGTCCAAGAATGGGCTAAAGATTATGTTCATATATTTAAAAATGATAATGAATATACTGGAGTTATTTTAATTTCAAAGATAAGATTTCTTTCGACAAACGAAATAGATCATAGGTTTTATCTTAATAGCAATGAAGTTAATATTAACGCATCAACAGTTGTGCAATATGATAGATTTGTTATTGACTCGTATGATGAATACCTGTATGCTCTTGATCATACAACTACTGAAATGTTTTGGATGGAATCAAAAGATATTGTCGCAGTTGATGATTTTAAATTTGATTTACATTTTAAATTTAACAATTTTTATGATCGAGACAAAAATCACGCATTTTTACATTTAGAAGATGACGAACAAACATATAATGGCATATTTTTATGT